CGAAGGGGCACGGAACCTTCATGGTTCCGACGCACTTCCGCGTCACATGGCGCACGCATTGGAAGAAGCGTGGACTGTTCTCAAATACGATTACAAGGGCGATTACTTCGATGATGATGAAGATTGGAACATCATGGACACGACTGAAGATTGTCCTTGTGAAGAAGGTCTTCTCTACACACATTGCCAATGTCCAGCAGCGTGTGACAACTGTGATTGTAAGTTACTACAACATGACGAAACACCCACAATTGGGCGTGAGTTGCGCCCTCATCCTGAAGAAGAAGAACAGGGGCGTGAGTCGGACGACCTTGCTGGCACAGGACAAGAAGAATCTGTGCGCGAGCAATGGGGCGATGAGTTGCAAGAATTGAGGTCGGAAGGGCACAATCGTGACTATAGCCATTTAGACCCCAATCAAGCCGCTTGGCATCAAGAAATGGACCGACGTGCAAAAGGCATACCTGAAGGATTGAAAAATTATCTTGCCGAGATTTACGAGCGTTGGAAGCGCGCATTTGAGGAAGGCAATACGCAAATCATGCGTGACGCTGACGAATTGATGAATCAACAAGGGGGTCGACTTCGTATCGGTGAATTGTTGGGTGACGAAGAAGCCATTGATGAATTGAAGCAATACGATTCGGGTGCTGCTGATAGAGAGATGGGCATCCTTAGCGCGGACGATTTTGGTCAAGTGGGTGTAGTGGATGATAGAGATGCGCCTGCGGATGACCCTGACGACGAAGAGCCTTTGACAAGGAAAAAGAGAAGTCAAATCGATAGATTGTTGGCTGAAGGGCCTCATTTTATTGAGAGTAAGAGAGCGCGAGAAAAAGGTGAAGATGGAAGATGGGGCGGCTATGTTCGCACAAATAAACGCCACAAATCGTCAGGAATCTCAGGCAGACAAAGTGGTGGCGAGGATAAAATACGCGATAAACAACGCGGGCGGGATTTAGGTCACAAGAAACAATCGACTATGGATAGAGCGAGGCCGCATCATACTGCATTTTTGACAGCGAGCCGGTTGGCCGCAAGATTGCACGCCAATCGTGCAAACCGCGAAGGAGGTTGGGCTTACCATCCACCTGAAACACATCCTGATTTTGCAGAAGAACTGCCTCCGTCTCGTTCAGTATTGGTGCAACGACCTTCGGGTGAACGGACTGCACTACCAGCAGGCACTTATGAAAAACCACATCCTGAGTTGAATGTGGGAGAAGAAGAGGAGTGAGCAGCATGGTCGATAAGAAAAATAGAGTGCGCATTGTTGATGATGAGCGCGAAGCGGCCAACATTGCCCATCTCGGTGATGACCCTGAACCGTTTAGCGGTAAAGGTGAATGCGAGGCTTGTTTGAATGGTAAACGTGTGGGATTACACGCGCCTCCCCTTGACTCATCACACATAAACATGAGACACCTGTCTGACCACCACGAACATAACTTGTGGCTCAACACTCCGCGAATGTCGCATGGTCGAATGACGGTCAACGACCATCTTGGATTCCAAGTCCCTCATCCTCAAAATCATGCTCATCTTACCGAAGACGGTAGTTCACGCACAGGTGGCTTTTTCAACACGCAAGGTCATCTCGGTTACAAGAAAAATTACCCAACACCAAATATAGACTTGGAGACTGCGAAGCGTTTGATTAAATATCTTGAAGTGGATGCGCCCGAGGATGGGGCTTTCACTGACGGCGAATTGAACAAGATTCTTGGGCTTGGACATGCTGAAACAGGGCTGGACAGTGTGCGAAATCTTGCTACAGGTGAATGGACGCACAAGCCTGTTCCGTTTGGTGATTTGCAAAGAGGTGCAGCATTTCATTGGCAGAACATTGGTATGACCAAAGATGCGGCAGGTAACTCGATTCCTGACCCTAACCATCCTTCTCCCGCTATTGGTCAATGGTTGGATTGGGCTGTCAATAGAGGGCCGGTTAGATTACACAATTTGGCACAGGAAAGATTGCACAAGTTTAGTCAGCACGACCATTTGCAAAGTGTGGCTGGTGGTGTGAGAGATGGCAAGACCCCTTGCTTCTTCTGCGCAGGTCACGGGACCGTCGAAGGCTTTCGTGTGTTAGATTACTTGTCCTCCTTCCCTGATTGGGATTCTGTTAGCAATGAGGAAGTGCAGGCTGGTGCGGGGGACACTTGGGAAGGCTCAAGGATGACCGGCAGAGTCAACCGTCAGCATCCTGACTATGAACAGCACCACAACGAAATCAATCAATATCTTAGTGCGCATTCTGCGCCGTTTGGCGGCCAATGGTCAACCAATGACCCCTTTAGTGAGTTACAGGCGCAGAAGACTCGCACTTACTTGTGTCCTGAATGCACAGGGCTTGGTATTTGCACACCTTGTGGTGGTGAAGGTGAAATCCCTATTGCCGACGCATCCATGAGCGATGAAGATGCAGAACAGTTCCACAATTCATGGCCGCGCTGGAAACAAGCGACAAACATTGCGTTCGACTCGCCTGCGCAACCGTGGATGCGTCCGTGGGAAACCGGTTCAGGCGAACCTATGCCATCGTTCTTCCAAACCGAACCGGGCGAAGGTCAGTTCGGTGTAGGGGTCACGGCTTCACCTCGACCATTTTACACGGAGGCATTGAACCCCGCATCAGAATTCTACAGACCCTATACCGCACCACCATTTGAACCGTCACCCAATGTTGGTGTCGTATCACCTGTTGAATGGACTGATGAACAATTGGGACAGCAAGAAGAACAACGCCAACGGCGGTTGAAAGAACAGAGACAGGGGAGAGTTCTTGCGCGGCGGAAGGCAAAAGCCCACGAACAACAGATGGCTGAAATGGGCACACGCGCGGAAGAGCGTAAGAGGGAACATGCGCTTGTAATGGCTCGTAGGCAAATGACTTCCCGCCCTCAAATGACGGCACCACCACCTAAGCCTCAGGAGGCTCAGTTTGACGAAGAGACAGGTAAAATGATTGGTATCACTGGTTCGGCTGGTCAAACAGTGAGTGTCGCCGGTGATGATGAAGAACTCAGCGAGGACGAAATGTATAGTGCGCATGCGCCGGACGACCACCGCAAGTTTACGCTGACGGGCAATAAAACACCGTTTGAGATACATGGGAATCAAGCGTGGAATGATTGGTCTGACCGGAAGTTTATCCCGAATGAGTTCCATTTCCCCAAAGAAACCAATTCGTATGGTTCCGGTATGGGCTTCCGTATTGATGAACAAGGTCGCGGTTTTATTGATGATACTGCGCCCAACAAAAAATGGCAAGAAGCGCATGCCGCTAACAAAAAGAATTGGGAATCGCGCCGCGAGGCGGGTGGCGGCACTGCTATGATTGCCCCTGATGAGAAAACTGAAGAAGATACACGCGACAAAATCAATAAGGATAAGCAAAAAGATTTGAATGCTTCACATAGAAAAATGATGCAACAATTGACATCGCGCATTTACAGGGCACCGAATTCAGTATGGCGTGACCGTTCGTTCCGTGATTTGCAAGCAGCATTGCAACACTCACCAATCAAAGGCACTCGCGCAATCGGTGCGAAGTTAGACAATTCGCATTTGATGAGAGACTTTGAGAAGCGTGGTGGTGGCGAAGGTAAGTATGTCGGTGCGGACAAAGACAAAAAGTGGAAACATGCAAAAGGCGACATCAAGAATAGTGACCATGTAATGAACTCAGGTCTTGCAGAAATGGCTCTCTTCCGTATGATACGCACCGTCCATCCCGATTGGTTACCTAACAGTCATGATGACTTGGTTATGCAACATCAAGACTACATGGACATGGCGACCGCTAAACAGAAGGAAGCGGACAGTTTGTTCGACGGGCTTAACGATATTCAAACATCCAACGACTCACTACTGCGCAATGCGCTTGCGGTCCTGAAGTTTTATGATGCGCAGCACTCTGCGCAAGAACGGGTCGGGGTCGTAGGCACCGCCGCATCCGTGTCGTCTCTCAACCACACGGCTTCGGCCCACCCTAACAGAATTGCCGTCAGAAGATGACCAAGACTTCTTGGTTTTCTTGGTTCTTATCAGTAATTGTAATACACCTATATCATTACTGATTAGAAGTCAGAATACCAATAAATGCTACATCAAAGTGATTATGAAGGGAACCCTACCTCGGGAGGCCGAGAGGCGACTCCTATGCCGGGCTATACACCACCACCACAGCGGAATGAAGACGAATTGAAAGTCATGGGCTTGATTGCATTCATTGCAATGCTTGTCGGTGCTGCGATTGCTGTTTTCGATGCTCGATTGTGGTTACGAATGGAAGATTCAGTTTACACTAACGCATTGACTTACACAATGGGTGCATTCACCCTTTTGGGGATTTCATACTTCATTTACAAGATGCTGATGCAAGATAGCATGGACAATCGAGCAGTCTATGCTCGTCAGCAGAAAGACCGTGATAGGAAAATCATGCACATGCAACAAATGTTCAGTAACAGACAGATGGAACAAGAATTACGGTTACAAGAGTTGCAATTGGAAGCACAATTGCGCATGATGGAAAATGACCCGGAAGTGTTGATGAGAGGGCTTGCATACAGTGCTGTTGAGCCACCCCGTGAAGAATTTGCGCCTGCACCGAAGCACGAAGCGAAGTCTGACAAACCACTTGACCTCGGTGCAAGCAAAGTCGTCGAAGAGAAAACAAAGGGGAAGAAGTGAATGGGCTGGCTGTTCAAAACCCCAAGTGATGATGCAGTTGAGCGCACAATGCGTGCATGGAACACGCAGAATCTTGTCGACCGCGAGTATCAACGTCTTTGGGGTTGGTTGAAGGTCGCGCTCGCAGTTGTTGTCACTACGTTTGTGATTTCAGCAATTGAGTATTATTGGGGCATGAGTCTATGGGAAAAGACAGTCACTCGTGTTAGTGAGTGGGCTGGCCGACAACTCGACAGGTTGTGATGCCACATGGTGGCGATGGCCGGTTCTGCGTTGGTTGGTGCCGCCGTATGGGGTCAGCAACTTTACAATTACTGGAAGCCACGTAAAATTGGATTCTATGGACCGACGATGGTTGGTAAGACGACACTTGACCAATATATGACTACGCCGGGTGAAATGGCAGAAATCCCTGAAGATATGCGCACTGCGCACCCGAAACGGTTACTGAAAGCGGGCTATGTCCTCCCGCGTCCAACGCGCAAGAGAGTTCGATGGAAGGGAGAGAGGCGTGTTATTCACAGCGCCGATGTTGGTGGACAACAGCGGTTTTGGAACCTGTGGGTTGATGATATGGTCGACAGGCAGGTGGAAATTGTCGCATTCATGATTGATGAGCGCACACTGAAGGGTGGTAATGGTGCGATTGATTGTGTTGGTGGATTCAAATTCCTCGTGGACTCAATTGTCAATCAGCGATGGAATTATCGTCGAATATGGACACGGTGGCGCGGTAAGCGATACAAGCCACGGCTTGTTGTGCTTATCGCGAACAAAGCCGATGTATGGTGGGACGAACAGGCGAACGTGCTATGGCAACAGCAAAGATTGCGAGAGCATCGTGTCTTCGATAAGTTGCGCGATTCGATGGTAGAATTGCAGAAGGCAGGTGTTCCATGCCGTGTGTCTATGATGGCAACACGCATTGGTTGGAACGTCGAAAGCACTTTAATTGACATGGTGTCGTGGTGATTTGAGGGGCGAATGACATGCAATCATCAATGTTCGGGCAAAGACAGCAACCACTTGCGCAAAATACGCATGTGGAATTGGCGCGCATAGCGTCGAACACAAGTAACGCATCGCTTGCACAATTGCAAGGGATGGCGCAAGCGCAAGGGGTCATGCAGGCCGCCGCGGAAGAACAACCGCATATTGAAATCCCGCGCGTCAATTTTTACCCTTCCCATCATCAAAATCCGCGCAAAGCACGCAGAAAGGACATCAAGCAAGCATATCGTCTGTTAAAACCGACAAAGCGGCGATGGTTTTCACCGTTACGATGGTTGGGTAGTAAATACCGTTACAACAAGAATACGTCACAATGTTGCGTTGATGGTTGCGATGTCGATTATCTTCTCAAGGTCATGGGTAACGTCTACAACGAAATTCGTGACGAAGATACAGGCCAATCGCTTTGGGATTTGTATTTCATCGACCCTGTATCAGGTGAGTCACGCGCATTCCTCGCAAGGGAGAATGTGACGGACGGACGGACGATGCGTGCGACATATTGCCCTGAACACTTGCATTTGTATCACGTTTTGACAAAATGGGAGAAGGAAGAAGACCGTGAGCGCGATGGGTCGAAAAGCACACTGCGCGAACGAGTCAAGAAGGGTGTGAGCATGGTCGCAGTGCCTATCACTGCTGTAGCAGCGAGAGACAACACGCCCCCAACACTTCAGAAGTATGAACCGTTCTTCCGTATGCTGCGCGCCGACAAGATTCCTGTGCAACATCTCAAAAACACGCGAACCGGTGAGAATCGGCTTACTATTGTGATTTTTGATGCTGAACAATTCGCGGACGGTGCGTTAGGCGAACCACTTCTAACGAGTCAAGTTCAAACAGGGGAGCCTGCTCCGGTAGGTGCGGGTCTTCAACAGATGCTCGCAGAAACGCAAGCATCGCGCGATAATTTACCCGAGGTGGAATAATGGTTTGGCCGTTCTCAAATAATCAACAACAACCGACTAACGCAATGAATCTTGGTCTGCCGAATGGTGCGCAGTCTACGCAAGGGGGAGGACAATTCCCCGGCGCGTGGGGTGCAGGGCCACCTGCTCAAGGTCAGAATCCATTTTTTGCTGGCATGGGTGTGCCACAGCAACCTATGCAGCCGCCATCCGAATTAGAATTGATTGCAATGCTACAACAGTCCGCAACACCTGTGGACGCATGGGTCGCAGGTGCGAATTTCCAACAAATGCTTGGTGTCATTTCTTCACTTGTCACACTCAATCTTGTTACATTTTTTCGTGACGCACGGTTTGTTGACGACGGAAACGACGGATTGAAATTGGATATTTCATCACTACCGAGTGAAATACAGACAATGAGTGCGGAAAATGTCACTGCTGCTTTGAGTCAGTTACAAGCAGCCGCAAATCAGGCTGTTGTGGAGAGTGTTGGTCGCCAGCAACAAATTTTGATGATGGGGCAACAATCGATGTTGAACTCTCTCATGAACAACGAAGGTATGATGGAACGAGCAGGGCAAGCCACCGGTGGTTTAATGCGTGGGGTATTCAACGCCGCTACAGGAATGAGGTGATAACATGGACTCTATGAAACCCTCAAATCCATTTTCCCCAGCAACATTGACAATCGCTATGAGTGATATGACCAATCTTGGTCGGTCTGTTGTTGTCGATTTGATTATGGTATGCGTTATTGCAATGGTGCTTGGCACATTCTTGCTTATTGTGACCAATGGCTACCACATGACATCGTCACAATTGGTTTGGTCGATGCTCATTCTATTTACATCGTTTACGATGACAGGTGTCATCTATAGGCGGTTGTCCAACTAATCCCACTTGTTGAGTGGGCATTTGCTACTCTTGAGTGTAGTTTTGGTTTTCATGAAGCACCCACATTCGCGACACCGCGAGCCCGTCCAAGAAGGGCACTCAAGACACGTTTTCATGCGCTCTTCAGCCTTCTCGGGCGACACTTGATTGCGTAAAACCATGTCTTTTGCGGCTTTCATCAAGTCCTTGGCAGTCTTTGGTGTGATGGGCACACCGCCCACTTTTGGTGCGCGTTTGAGTCGTCTCATTGGGTTGGCGAACAGCCGCAACCCCTTTGAGTTATCGGGTTATCGCAGACTGATGGCGGAGAGAATTACCCGAGCCTCATGTCGGCTTTGTCAGCATGAAGACCGAGACGAATTGGAAAATGAGTTGCGTGAAGGCATCATTGGCCCAAAGGACCTTGACAAGCGCATGGGTTGGCGTGAAAACACAGCCGACCGGCATTTCAGGAACCACATGGGCGATTACCACATGGCTTCTAATTCGGAATGCACTATTTGCACACACTTCAATCGATTCGCGATTGAAGAGGACTTTTACAATGGTGATACGACAACTGAAGCAATTGCGGAACAATGTGGATGTTCGGAGACAACAGTCTATCACCATTTCAAACATCATCTCAAGCCTTTGGTGCAAGCATCTGCCGCACCCGCCATTGCAATCAAAGCCGGACAGGAAATGGAAACATTGCGGTCTAACGTCGAAAAGTTGAATGGGGAATTAGCACACCTGTTTGATAATCCTGACCGTAATGACCCCGCATTCTATGGGAATTTGACGCGCATGCACAAGGAGACGCGTGAGACTGTCAAGGATATTCTCAAAATCCAAGAGCGCGCGATGGGTGGCAATAGTGAATCGACCATTACCGCAAATACTGTGAATCTCATCAAAGTTGAATTGGCAAAAGAATCACCTGAAGTATGGCGAAGGATTCGTTCACAATTGGTCGGAGATGATGAGGATTGACGCGCGTTCCGGTCAATCTATTGACCTGTAGTGATATGGAAGGTCACCAATTACTACGCACTTACGGACCATTGGCTCATGAAGAAGTATCGCTATATTTTGATTTACTGCGTATGACATTTGATAGATGGTTTGAAGCGGTTGGTTACATTGGACCTGCTGTTTACGCGACTTATTTGCAGAATCGTGACGTGGTTAGTTCTATTGAAAATCTGTTCGACGAAGTGCTGGAAGAGGACGACCCGATGGAAGCATGGAAGGTGCGCAAAGACTTGCGTATGGGTCTTGACGCGCTGGATATTATCGTCGCAAATATGGCACAGGTGTTCCACGCCCCGCGCTCATTGCATGAATTCTACTACAATCTCGCATCACGCCTCCGCGCCACCTATGATTATATCATAGGGGGTGATGCGCAGTGACGATGACAGACGACAGTCTATTGAAAACAGGCAATAGTTCTGGTGGTCAATCTGGTCTTCGTTTCAACCCGCGTGAGACTGCTGGTGATGAGGTAGGTTACGGTGTATCACACACCAAATACAATCCTCGTAATCCTGACGAAAAGCAAGACGAAGAGGATGACAAAGCGAAAAAGAAGGAAAAGCGTAAGCATGCTAAAGCAGGCTTGCAGCATATCAAAATCAAAATCCCAAACAAGAAGCGTGAAGAGGAAGAAGCGCGCAAAAAGGAGGCTGAAATTTCAGAATTGACAGGCCCTGCCGCATCGCGCGGTGGTGACCTTGACCAAGCCGTCGGCGCGAAGACCGGGACCGGTAGTGCGATGGGTGGTATTCCGACTGAATTACCTGTTGCGGGTGCATTTGGTCAAGGTGGTGCGTTCGTCCGTGCGTTCGCTGTTCTCAAAGACCGAGCCAGCATGGGGACTGATACATTAGAGTCGGAAAGAGCGGCGGAGCGTGGCAGAAGAGCGCATCGCACTTCTAAACAAGGATTCATGTCCACAGGCGGGCGTGGGAAAAAGGGTGGTAAACCATTACCGACACGATTCCACGACCCTATGCGACGCGCTCGACAACACGTTCACCAAAGAGTGCAAGAAGGAGAAAGGATGCAAGGTTCCCCAATTATTTCACATTTGTATGGTGGTGGTGACATCAATCGCAAACCTGCACTCGGACAGGACCCGCGTATTCGTGAAAAGCGCATTGCTCGCCAAGATAGATTGAGAGATGAACCCCCACAAGATATTGTGACGCCTCTATCTGCTCAAACAGGTTTTGAAGGTAAACACACACCAAAGATTCGTGGGCGTAAAGCGAGTCCCAAAATGGGTAGTGGTGCCCGTAAACCTCGGATGCCCTCTATCCCCGGTGGGGCCGCTCATAGCCCAAAGTTAGCCACACCTATCGCATTGAGTTATGATGTGCTGGAAATTGGTGATTTGTTACTCAAAAGAAAAGATTTCAATCAATCTCAAGTGTTTGAATTGAGGCAACTGCTACGCGATGCGAAGAAATTGCTTGAAGGTTTGACGAAGAAGGGTTACATGCCCGGACAAGGAGACGATGCGGAAGGTCCTTCGCCCAATGCGTCGCGTAAGCAGACAAGTTACAACACAGGCGCAACAGAAGTCGATGATGATTGGGGCAGTCCCCTTGATTGGGGAGCGCATCCATACGGACTGCTGGTCGGGCGGAGGGGTCAACCATGACGAACATCATTTATCTCAACCGAGGTGGTAAGACGATTCGGAAAGGTCATGGCGTCGCATCAAGTTTCGGCGATGGTTCTTCATACGTTTTGGAAGGAGAGCATCACGCACCTGATGGTCACGAATGGAACCCGTTCTTCTATGACCCGCGCACAGGAAGGTCGCGTGATGATTTGAGTCTTGATTACTTCGGTAGAAAAGTGAATCATCTATTCCCGAAAGAAGCCGTTGCGCATAAGATGGCGCAGCAACTCATTCAGGCTGGGAGGGTTCGCCCTGAAGATGCGGAAATGCACGTCAAACACGACATTATGAACGAGTCTGTTCGCCGGAAAAACGCACACATGATTCGGATGGGGCGACCTGACCAAGTCGCACCGATTCCGTGGGATGATAATATGCAACTACATGATGATTACAAACACATGACTGTAGCGCCGTCATATCAAGCGAAAAATCTTCAAACCCATGAGCGTGACGTTATGACCAATTACAATGGCAGAAAGGTGCCCTTCAATTACTTCCCCGGTGTCAATAAGGCCACAGGTCAGTCGCATGTTGAGTCGGCCACGCAACATGAATGGCGCGAAGGTCTTCAAGTATTAGACGAACTTGGGCACCGTGAACACACAAGTTGTTACAATAAATCACATATCGAGCCGGGGACCATGACCGGTCACAATGTGTATCGACATCAAACAGCACCTGACGGCGGTTCGACGGTCCCCGGCGGACATACGCCGCGTGGTGCGCAAGAAAGATACAATGAGACGCGCGAATTGCCTCCGGCGGACCCAGCGAACATTTTGTTCGATAAAAATGGCTCACCTAAACTTCCTCCGGCATTTTGGCTGAAAGGTGGCACAAATAAAGAGAAAAATGTTGGTCCTGTGCTTGAGGAACAGTATGGTGTCCAAGACCCGCAATTGCGCGATGCTATGGCGGGTTCAGCGGTCGGACAACTGCTTTGTGGGACAGGAAAGCGTTCGGGTAGCCGTTTAGACACGCTAATGAAAAAATTAGCCGATGAATTGGATATTGAAGGCGAAAACGCCGAAGCATACAAGATAATTCACTCAAATACGCCTCATTCGACTACATGGACTGGACGGGGCTCAAAGGCTGGGCGCAACTTGGCCGCAATGATACGTCTTGCTGACCACCTTCAAATCGATTTGTCAAACTTTGCTGGTGTGTCCGCGGACCAAGTGTCCGCAGGTCCGCGAATTATGCGCGAATGGCAACGAGTCGCGCCCCAAGTCGGTCAAAATCGTGGTGGTGCGGCAGAAGGACATGATTGGGACGCACCTATGCCTGAACGAGCGCATGCGTCAGCGCAATTACCTCAACAAGTGCAAGCAATTTCAGATGGGCCTACAAGACACGCTGTTATTCCTCGTGAACCGATAGGTCGCGCACCACCGTCACCAGCACCAGCCGCGACAAGTGGGTTTAGACCACTTGATTTACCTGAACGACAACCAGTCCAATCAAGATTCCAAAACATAGAGTTACCTGAACGAGAACAATATGACCCAGCCGTGCGCATATTGCGCGCGATGGAAAGTATGCAGTTGTCAATGGCGCGGCAAGATGATGCGGTTTTGAAGCACTTGCCTACAAAGCGCGACCTCAATATCCAAAATGCGCAAGATGTTGGGCTTATGGCATCACGTTTAGGCGTGACTGTGGGCGATATTCATGGTCTATATGCGTCAGGTGGGGATTGGGAAGCCGTTGCGAAACAATTTAGAGTGGCACCCGCTCTCGTCGGCGCAGTCAAGGTGGCGTTCACATGAACAGATACGAAATTCTCAAGCACGAATACGATGTAAAGCGCATCACGCATAGTGAGCCGGAAGCAGTTGCGCAAATCTTAGTGAAGTGTAATTTCCGACATGATGTCAATGAGTGGGTTTGGACCGGAAATAATGGTGCGCTACTCAAGAATTACACTGGTTTGCCGCAAATGACTAACGATACAATCCTCAAAAATTATCCACAAGCGCAGGTGCCGCAAATGGGCCAATCACCAATAGCGCAAGATGCGCATGCGCAAGGGGGAATGTCACCTATTCAGTCTCACATGCAACCCGGTGGTATGTTCGGTGGTCCCAAAACTACACTTCATGACCCGACAGGTGGGAACACTATGTCAGGCACTCGTCATCAAATGATGGGTCAAGCGCGTGGCACAGCCGAAGGTAGTCCACAACGCCGAATGATGGAAGAGCAGTATGGTCAGGTAGACCCGAGTGCGGGTCAGCGTTTGAGCAGTGCTATGAGCAGTGCCGGAGGTTGGCTCAAGGATAAATTCGGTCAGGCTAAGGAAAGGGGAGGCCAACTCGCAACAGCGGCTGGTGACAGAATGTCAGCCGGATTCGCAGGCGCAGGTGCCGGTCTTGATTCAGCAGTGCAAGGCACGAAAGGATTCTTTGGACGCATGAAAGAAGGCGCAGGGAAGGCGTGGGGTGCCGCAAAGGAAGGCTTCGCTAACGAAATGGACCGAAGACAAGGTCAGTTTGATGGAGGCGGGGCACGTCGTCAAGGCACTACAGACCAACAAAGAGCAGCAACTTTTGATGATTCTGCATTGTTAGGTGCAGGTTGGACTCAACAACAAATCGATACCATGCGTGGTGCCACAGGTGGCACCGCAGGGCCATCAGTGGCCGATAGTGGAAGTGGTTCCGAGGGTGGTTCCACCGCAGCACCAGTAACTACTACATCAGGTGGCCCCGGAGACGGCGGCGGCGCTGGTGCGGCAGCATCACAACCAGCAGGTGCTGGCGATTGGGACGTTAATTGGGCAGGCCAAACACCAACTATGGGCGCTCCACCATCAAGTCAGCCAACTATGGGCGCTCCACCATCAAGTGAGCCAACTATGGGCGCTCCACCATCTACTCGACAACACCAACCACCAACTATGGGCGCTCCACCATCCACATCCAGCGCATCCGGTCAAGTCGCCGCTACCTCAGAACCAGCACACTTCGGACCATTAAAGGAAGGCAGTGGGCCCCACAAAGGATGGGAGAAGTCAATGCCTGACATGAGTGAGGGGGATTCCCTTGAAGGGCAAGATGCAGCATGGAAAGCGAATACGGCTCTTGATTCGATGATGCAAGGTGGCGAATATGACGCTGCTACCATGAGAGGTGGTGCGGGTATGACTCAGCGCGTTCACGACCGCGGGCGAAAACAATTCAATCCTGAAATGGCAGCAAAAATGCTCAAGGCGCACATAGCCGGTCAATCATCTTCCTTCAACCACGCATGGGACAACCTTCTCAAGGGGCTGTGATTCTGTGTGCCGCAGTTTGATGACCCCATTCTTGAGATAGATTGGGAAATGAGCAAGAAGGACTTCACGTTCTTCTTCCAAGACATTCTCGGGTGGCAATTATCGCACCATCACGCCGCGTGGGTGGACAATCTTCACACGCATGACCGCTATTGCGTGAAGGCTGCGCGTGACCACGGTAAATCCGTATTGTTCCTTTCCTACCTGCTATGGCGCGTCGCGTTTACACCGAAGACAAAGGCCATCATTTTCTCTCACTCACTCGACCAAACGATTCGTCACATGCGATTTATGGACGACATGATTCAATCCACACCGATTCTCAAACACCTGCGTTCAAAAGATTCGTGGGCCAAGACATACTTTGGGTTTAATAACGGCTCATTCGTTAGCGCGAAGTCGGTCGGTGGTGCGGTGCGTGGTGCGCACCCTGACATCATCCTTTGTGACGATATTTTGTGGGGGACCACGGACACCGAATTGCAGAAAGTAGCGTCATGGTTCTATGAAGTCATGGTCCCAACGCTGCACCACACAGCCAAACTGATGATTGTCGGCACACCGTTTACGCCGACTGACCTTTACACGGAATTGGAGTCCAAAGAAGGCTACCTTGTCGAGACATACCCTGCAATAAATGAGAGAGGTGAGTGTCTTTGGCCTGAGCGATGGGACTTAGATGCGCTCGATGTGCGTCGGAAAGACATGCCCGCTGTTGCGTTTGCGCGTGAATACTTGTGCGAACCAATTGATGATGCAAGCAGTCTGTTTCCAACCGCAGTCTTGCAACCATGCCGTGACCGAGGTTTGTCGATTTACCCGCGCAGACCTAAAGGTGACGAAGCGCAGTATTTCATCGGATGGGACCCAGCGATTTCGTCCGACAGGTCAGCGGATTTCACTGTAATGATTGTGCTACGGAAGCAAATTGATGACCCCATTCTTGAAATCGTGCATGTTGTGCGGCGCAAAGGTATGGATTTCCGCACCCAAATTATGGAAATCCAACGTCTGAATGCCAAATTCTCACCTGAAGTTATTGAGTTGGAAGCGAACCACTTCCAGCGTGTGTTCGCAACTGAATTACGCGCCAATACTGACCTCCCTATCAAGACATTCATTTCATCCAAAACAAAACGTGAATCGTTGCTCATGGGTTTGGTCTTGAAGTATGAGCGCGAACAGATGCGCATGCCATACGCGGACGAAGCAAGTCGTGAGATGACTCATATTTTGGAAAATGAATTGCTGATGTTCGGGATGAGTCAGAAGGGAAAACTTGAATCGATTGGTCGACACGACGACTTTGTGATAGCCCTTGCGCTTGCCCATTGGGGAACGACAGAATTCCGAGAGCGACTTATTGATTTGGATGATGTGATGCCGGGTATGGACGTGTTATTGTGACGTGGGGGAGCAGATTGGTAGGCGATGATTATGATGCACCTATTGAAGGGTTAGCCCCTGACCTTGCACGCATCGTCAAAGAATTAGCACAGCACCCTACGTTCAGTAAGAACGAACAAATATCACAGCCGGGTATCGGTGACGCTTCTCCAACTTTGTCTCAAGGCGAAGGCTCATTGACAGCCAAACCTAACGAAGGTGATTCTGACCCTGAAGAAGAAAGAAAACGACGCGAGAAATTGATGACCACCGCGCAACAACTTGGTGAGCAAGCAGGCGCACCACCCGAACAGATACAAATGTCATTTCCTATATCGGGTGATGGGTGGTTTGAGACCTATTTTGGCAGACCTGCTGAATCGCTTGTCAAAGATTTGAGAATGGTGCGACGCACTCACAAGGATTTCAAAGTGGACATCGATGATGCGATTACCGCAGTGCGTCTCGTTAAGCGAATGGAAGTTGATGAGACACTGAAATCTATCTCATGGGGGCATCATCATGAAGATTCAATGCGCAATCTTGGTATGTCTGACCGCGATTTGAATGCGCTGCGCAAATATGCCAAGCCACGAGAAGTGAGTTTGAGACAGGCGTGTATCATGTGGGAACGCGCTGATGCTACAATTGACCGATTGAACAAACACGAAGATGTGTGGGGTTCGATTGAGCAAGCAGAGTGGCTTGAAGCGTTGCAGTTGAAGAAGGACGCGAAGAAACAGTGGAAAAATACCTTGCATCAAACTGACAATCTCACAAAGAATGAAGCCACATGGCTCACAAAGGCTGTGCATTTCCTCGATTCTAATGGTGTGACACCCACCCGCGCACTATGCGAGAACATGAATGAGCGCAACTTGACCACACAGAAACTCGGCGCGTTGCTCAAGACGTATGGTGAGGACTTCGGTATCATCAAAGCGTCGCGTAGTGCATGGACTTTGATGCGCACCAATGGCACTATTCTTGTCAAGGATGTGTGGGCATACGCTGCGGGCTTCATTGACGCTGACGGTTACATCACAATCACCAAACGTGGTGAACCGCGTGCTGGTATAATCGCGACAGGTGACCGAGGGCGCGTGCATTGTGAGAATCTATACAAGAGTCTCGGATGCGGTGTCCTACAACTTGACCTCAAAATCCACAAGAACAGCCGACGTAGTCAACACCGGCTACAATTTTATTCCAAATCTGATATACACAAATTGCTCACAGGTGTCGAACCACATTTGCACTTGAAAAAGCAACAGGCCCGTGCCGTAATGGAACTCTTGGGGCTTGGGCGCGAGGATATAGCAAAGGCGCGCAAGGTCGAATTACAGCGAATTGTCAAGTGGAACAATTGGAAAGACACAAAGGCGGATGACCTTCTCGCCGAATGGGGCGTGGATGTGGAGACGGTCGAAAAATGGGAGACGCGCGACCCTGAAATCGTGCAACTTGGTATTGAAGCCGAGCGTTTGATGGGGGGTCTATGATGAAGAAGCCAAAGGGTGTCGCTGTGATGCGTATTACTATCAAGCCGAAGAAGGGCGGGTCGGATGAGTCACCTGTTGATGACGACCCGGACGACGACTATGATGGCGTTCAAGAAGACGACGAAAGTGGCCACGGTGAAGGCATGAAGGAAGCCATGAAATTGATTCAATCGTTGTTAGGCGGAGGTGACGAAGTAGACAAGGCAGAAGACAATGTGACGTGGACTTCTAATGACCCTCGTTATCACGACACTGTAATGAGTGGAGGTATGGAACATTGCGCCAATTGTGGGACAAAGGTCGGTAAATGCAAATGCCCATGTCGTGTATGTGGGCAGTCTATATCAGAAGACGATACATGTGAATGCGGTGATGAATAATGCCTGATGAAGAGAAGTCCCGAATCGGCCGATTCCTCGGTGCGCTGACCAAACCGTTCCGGCGTTCCTCCACACCTGAACCACAAATGCCCTTGTGGAAGGCAGGTATTCAAGAGCCTGTCCTCGTGCAGGGTGTCACAATCCCCGCGCTGTATGCCACAGTGCAAGAATCTATCATTCTCCGAACCACAATCAACACGCTCGCGCAAGAGATTTTCAGGCGCGGCTACTATTGGGAACGTGTGTTCCACAAGAAGTGTGAAGAGTGTGAAGAAGAGTTCCAGCACGATGTGGAAGAGTGTGATGTGTGTGGTGGTGAAGTCTTTGACCCTGACGTTGACCAGATGCTTTACCCGAAGTGGTTGCTCAAACAGCGTAACGACCAAGACCAATCCTTCTTCGATGTAATGCGCGAGATAGAATGGGACCTCGATATTGTCGATGACGCGTTCCTCGTATTGCAGAAGGAATACTTCATCGACGAGAAGACCAAAGAAGTCGAATTCTTCCGTATCAAAGCCATGATGCGCGCTGACCCTACGTTCATGCGACTTGTTGCAGATAAGCGCGGTGTGCGTGGTGGTCGCTGGTTGATTTGTCCACGCGCTGCTTGCCGCGATAAGACATATCCGCATAATGATGAACATTCGGAATGCGAACGCTGTGGTCAAACATTACAAGATGTGTGGTTTGTGAACAGCGCAGGTGCGGGCAAAACGCAATACTACTTGGAAGGTGAAGTTATTCACATCAGCAAATACAACCCATCCAAACTCTATGGGCGCAGTCCTGTCGCGACCATGTGGCGTCAAGCAATGACATTGGCCGCGATGGACAATTACATGTATCTTGCATACAGTAAGCGCAGAATTCCGCGCGGTGTTCTCGCAATCACTACGGACAATATCCAATCGACCGCATCGTTTTGGAAGGGTGCAGAAGAGAAGATGGAACGTGACCCGCACTACATCCCGAAAGTCGGTATTGAGAGTGCGTCAGGTCGCGGTAAAGTCGAGTTTGTTAGGTTCATGGACAGCATGGACGAAATGCAATACGCTCAAGTGCGCGACGAAATGCGTATGCGCATCGCCGCTTTCTATGGTGTATCGAACATCTTCATGATGGACACAGGCAAAGGCGGACTCAATAACGAAGGTATGCAAATCCTTGTCACGAATCGCGCAGTCGAGTTTGGACAGCACATTTACACCCGCGATTTATTCCCACGCATGCTTGAAGAAATGGGTGTTACTGATTGGAAGGTCACACTCTATCCGAACGAAGAAGAGGATGATGTCACGCGACTACGACGCGATGAGATGGAAGTCAATGTTGCGTCGCGCATGGTTCAACTCGGGTTCCAGCCTGAATTGAAAGAAGATGCTGCGCGCGATATACGCTTCATTTACAAGAAGCCTGAACCACAACCGGAAGAAGCGGCTGGTGGAATGCCACCCGGTGGCGCACCTCCAATGGGCGGCGCACCTCCAATGGGCGGAGGAATGCCGCCCGGTGGCGGGATGCCGATGGGTGGTAAGCCACCAATGCCCGGTGGAATGCCCGGTGGAATGCCCGGTGGAATGCCTCCCGGTGGCGGGATGCCACCACCAATGCCCGGTGGCGGGATGCCACCCGGTGGAATGCCAATACGACGTGGGCAGCCAATGGTGGGTCTTGGTGAAAGCAAAGGAATGCGTGACCGCGGCCCTGCGCCTGTTGAAGAAGTGCAAGGTCTAAGTGGTCACCCGACTGGTGGCAAGAAGTTACAACGCGGGTCCAAAAAGGGACCAATGGAACAAGCCTCTGATGCTATTCAGGAAGCCCGAATGGGCGTAAATGG